TTAAGCTGGTTTAGAGAAAACAATGGAGATGCCTATATGGTATTACTAGACTGATGAGTAAAGTAGAATTAAAAATAGAGGATGTGTGGTTAGAGGTTGACTATGATTACACAGAAGGAGAAGCAGAGGTTACTTACTATCCTGATGGAAGTGGTAGCCCTGCAAGTCCAGATCGAGTAGACATTAATGAAGTTCGAGTTTGTGGAGTTGATGTGATTCCAATAATATCAGACTTTATTTTTGAAGATATTGAAAACCAAATACTAAAATTATATGAGAACGAATAGAATATTAAAATTTTATCAGGAAACAACTCCTGAAGAAAAATGTCATTTTTTAAATATGATAGCAAAACAAATTTGTATTCCTGTACAGAAAGAGGATGGATGTCACGTGCTTGAGCTAGATGACGAAGCTCCTGTTTGTATGAATGGAACATTTTATCAATTTAATACAGAAGAATTTTCTGAAGGTTTAAGAAACGAAACACTACCAATAAGATGAGAAAAACAATTAAAATTATAAGCGAGTTTTTATTCGTAGCAATGCTGTTCTTTTTATTTTGGTTATCTTTAGTTGTGTACTATGGATAGACATAATAAAAAAATGGAGCAAAAGTATAAGCTAATGAGTTGGTCATTATTAGGTTTGTTAATAACTATTTTATATATTATCTTTACTCAATGATCTTACTTGTTGACGCTGATTCATTAATTTTTGCTAGTTGCTATACAGGAACAGAAGAGAAATTCTATACAGATATTGAGGACTCCAAAGCTAAGTTTGACGAGCAGTATATGAGTATAATAAATAGAATAGAAGAGGACTTTGAAGTGAATGATATTATAGTTTTTAATGGAAGCAAAGGAAACTTCAGAAAACTTCTGAGCCCGTCATATAAGGCGAACAGAAAAAAGCAAGAGCTCCCTCCGTTATTACATCCGATGCACGCATACGTAAAAGATCAGTATAATAGTGTGTACGGTTTTGGAATAGAGACAGACGACTTAGTTGCTAGATATTGGAAAGAAATATCAGACGAACTAGGTAGAGAGAATGTTATGATCGTGAGCATTGATAAGGACTATAAACAATTTCCGTGCCTGCTTTACAATTACCATTATAGACATAAATGTATTTACGATATAAGCGAAGAGAGTGCTCTATATAATTTCTATGAGCAAATGATAATGGGAGACTCAGCAGACAATGTTAATTTCTTTCACGGAAAAGGCAGAGTGTTTGCAAAGAAGTATTACAAAGGATGCAAAACGAAATATCAATTCACTAAAAAATTATTTGAATTATTCAAAGAAGAATACAAAGGCAAGGCGAGAGAGAAATATTTACAATGTTATAACCTTTTAAAATTGAGAGAGAAATGAATCCAACGCCAATACAAATAGCAAATAAAATAGAGTTAGTATCAGGAATTAAAATATTTGAAGATACAAGAAGAAAGCCAGTAATCGAATTAAGATCCTTATTGGTTTTCCTGTTAAGAGAGAAACTAGGAATGAGGTGGTTAAACATAGCTTTGTTTTTTAAATCAAGAGGCAAAGCGATGCACCACGCTACGTTGATATATAGTAACCGAAACTATAAAATGTATAAAAAAACAAACGAACATTTGAAAGAGATTGAGGACTTGTTTTCTTTTAAATTTAATTTGACTTATGATGAGATAGACAGAATACATTTTCTTGAAAACAAATGTAATTTATATGAGAGAAAGCTGGAAGTGTTAGAAGATCAGCTTAAAAATGTAACTGAGAATGTTATATAAAAAAAAATTATTATCTTTATAATATGAAAATATACACCAGTTATTATGCAAAAACGAGGGCGTTAATTCAGAATAATATTGTTCCAATTAGTGTGTCTGCGTTTACTCCTAAATATTTAGCACCAATGAAATCGCTTAACTATTTAGCTCCAAAATATAATATGCTGAAAATGAGTGAGTCTCAATATACTCCAAAATATAGAGAGATTTTAAAAAGCTGTATTCCTAGTAAAGTAATAAAAGATATAGAGTCTTTAACCGAAGGAGAGGATTGTGCTTTAATGTGTTATGAAAAACCTGAAGATTTTTGTCATAGACAAATGATAGCAAAATGGCTAACCCAAAATACAGAGTATGAAGTGAAAGAATGGAAAGACTGTATTAAAGAGGTAAAACAAACGGTACTATTTTAATATGCGTGAGTAGCTTAAAAGAAAAAGTGCCGTGCAACCAGTACGGAGATCTAGTGTCGAAACTGGCTCACGCTCAAAATTCTTATTATGTTTTTAGGTACAACGCCAAAAGAAGTAGGTCAATACATTAGAAGTGTAGTAGAAAAAGAAAACCCTAAAACAATATTTGTTCCTTTTGCTGGTAATTTTGTAGTTGAGCAAATCATTTCAAATTTCAATAAAAAAATTAAGATCATAAGCGGAGACGTTTCGTTATATAGTAATGCGATAGGTTTCGCAATAACAAACACGAAAAGTGATATAAAACTAAAAGCAGATCTGCTCAAGGATTTTCCATCTTTTAAAAACAAAGAAACGCCTATTGATATTGCGGCTCAGGTTATGTTCTTTAGCGAGGTAGCTCACGCAAGAAAGAAAGCAGAGACGATACGATATTATAAAAGTATTTATTTTGATGCAGTTAAAAATCAAGAGAAATATATAAATGCTATAATCGAAAAAATAAAAAAAGTAAAAGTAACATTAAAAGACATAGAGTATAATGCGTTAGATGCTTCGGTTTTAATACAAAGAGCAAAAAAAGGAGATGTGGTATATTATGATTCGCCTACGGTCAAAGGAGGTTATGAGTCTATGTTTAAATCTTTGTGTGAATGTTTTGAGTATACAGAAACACCATACACAAACATAGACAACGAGATAAGGAAAGAAGATATGAGAGTTCTGCATAATAAAGGAGTGAAGGTTTTAATGAATGCCTACTATCCAGACAATAATTTAGAGAGTTTGCCAGAAGGATATGCTGAGATCTTTCGTTATAAGTATACGGACAATAGATTTATTTCAATTTACTCAAACATAAATAACAAGAAGTGGGTAAACGTGAAAGAAACTTTAAAAGAAAAGCAAACCAAAATAGAGATAATAGGAGAAAAAGACGAAATTTGTAAAAGAAGTAAAATAGAAATCATTAAATGCACTCAGGATATAGCTGCTCATTATAGAATAATGTGGGTTAAGAAAGCAACTATAAAACAAGGAGGGAGTAATTATTTAGTGTTTATAGATAAAAAATTAATAGGCTGTGTAGTTATGACAAGCGGTATACAATTTTCTACTGATCTGGCAACAATATTTTCAGATCCAGTAACGCACACTAGCAAATATAAAAGGTTGTCGAGATTATTGATTTATATAATAAGTAGTAAACCATTTTTAAAAATGTATAATGATGAGACACTTTGGGAGCATACAGGTTTTACAACTGCGGTTTTTACTAACTATGAAAAGAGTATGAAATATAGAGGTTTGTTTAAAGTAAAAGAAAAAAAATTAATGAAAGAAGGAAGATATAAATATAAAATAATATACCAAAACAGAGAGAAAATTTTTCCTTCCTATAAATCAGCGTTGACGCAATGGCTGGATAAATATAAAAAAGATCTAATATGAAAGAGCTTATAAAAAAATTAAATTCAGAGTTAGGAAAGAAAGGCTTATTGCCAATAGAGGTAGTAAATCCTAAACAGCTAAAACCCCAGTCTAAAAATGCAAGGTATATGATGCCTCAAAAGTTTAAGATCTTAGTTCAAAATATAGCAGATGCAGGCAATTTAGAGAGCGTACCGCTAGTTATAAAGAAAAATGATACATACCATATCGTTTCAGGACATCATAGAGTAGAGGCGGCTATAGAGGCTAATATAAAGGACATAGTGGTATTATTATTGCCAGAAAATACAACAAAAGACGAAAAAGTTAGCAAACAACTGTCTCATAACTCGTTAAGTGGTATAGACGATGAGTTAATTTTGTCTGAATTATTTGATTCAATAAAAACTATAGAGCTTAAAATAGCGGCAGGTTTAAATGATAAAGTATATAAGATTAATTATGATGCGTTAAGTTTTAAAGTAGGAGAGTATAAAGAATTTACGGTTTTGTTTATGCCTGAAGATGAGCAATATGCAGACGAAGTAATGGAAAAAATTGTTGAAAAAACTAGCATAAAATCTAGTTCAGCTTTAAGATTAACGAGTATTAATTACTGGGATAAATTTGCAGAATTAATAAGGCAGATTAAAAAATGCGAGAACGTTAAGTCTAACGGCATAGCGTTTCTGCGAATGTTAGAAATAGCAGAGAAAGAAATACACAAATTACACACACTAAAAAGATGAAAACAAAAAAAGACAAACTCACATTCTTAAAGATTTTAACAGGTAACGGAGGTAATATAAACGATGCGTGCAATGCTACTAATATAGCAAGGAGAACGGTTTATGTCTGGATGAAAAAAGAGGAATGGTTTAAAAACAGCATAGAGGATATAAGAGAAATATCAGTAGACAATGTAGAGAGTGCTTTATATAAGAGTGCTATCGAAGGCAATACAACAGCTCAGATCTTTTATTTAAAGACGCAAGGTAAAGGCAGAGGATATGTAGAGAGACAAGAAATAACAGGATATGAGGGAATGCCAAATAAAGTTAAAGTTGAAATCATTGACCGAACTGAAGATAAAGACTAACGTTGTTTATAAGCATCTCGTAAACAGCCAAAAGAAAATCATAGTAGAACAAGGCGGAACGAGATCAGGCAAAACTTACAATATCTTATTGTGGATAATATATGAGTATTGTACGCAGAACGAAAAGAAGGTAATAACAATTTGCCGAAAGTCTTACCCAAGTTTAAGAGCTACTGTTTTGAGAGATTTCTTAGATATTCTCAAAGAGCATAATATGTACAGCGAGCTGTTTCATAATAAATCAAATTCAGAGTATAGGTTATTAGGAAACCTGATCGAGTTTATATCACTTGACCAACCGCAAAAGATAAGAGGGAGAAAGAGAGATCTGTTATTCGTGAATGAATGTAATGAGCTCTATTGGGAGGATTGGCAACAGCTTATATTTAGAACACAGGAGAGAATTGTATTAGACTTTAATCCTTCAGACGAGTATCATTGGATATACGATAAGGTTATACCGAGAGACGATTGTGATTTTTTTAAAACTACTTACTTAGACAACCCGTTTATTGAGGATGTTATAAAAAAAGAGATAGAGAGATTAAAAGAAACAGACGAACAATACTGGCAGATCTACGGTTTAGGAGAAAGGACAGCAAGCCATAGTACGATCTTTACGTATGCGGAGGTAGACATAATTCCGTATGAGGCGAGTTTATTAGCGTATGGAATGGATTTTGGATATACGAATGATCCGACTACGTTAATATCTGTATATACGTTAGATCATAATTTGTATATAAAGGAGCATTTATATAGAACTCAAATGACGACAAATGATATAAACGAATTTCTAAAAACAGAACTATTGTCAAACAATCCTATTTATGCAGACAGCTCTGAGCCTCGTTTGATTAATGAGTTGAGAGTAATGGGACATAACATATTCCCGAGTATGAAAGGAAAGGACTCTATAAACGCAGGTATTGATTTACTTAAAAGGTATAAGATCCATATATTGTCCAGCTCTAATAACGCAATCCAAGAGTTTAGAAATTACAAGTGGACAGAAGATAAATCAGGAAGGCTTACTAATGTTCCAGAGGATAAGCATAATCATATAATAGATCCGTGTAGGTATGCAACTTATTCCATACTGAGTCGACCTAATTTCGGGAGGTATACCATACAATAAAAATAACTTATTAAATATTTTGTTTATTAAATAATTAATTGTATCTTTATATTATTAATAACAAAAACAAAACTAAAATGGAAAATAAAATAGAATTTGATTTGAATATTATGGGTTCAATGGACATTGAATCTATGCACATAGTAATAAAAGCGTTTCGAGATTTAGACTCTGATGAATATATAATGGACGGAGGAACTGGATTTAATACTAGTAGTGGCTATGTATATATAGCTTTAGAAAATGGTATAACTCTAGCATCTTGCTTTGGGCAAAGTGTAGATTATATTGTTACGGATTCTGATACAGGAGAAGAATCTTTTTACGATACTTATGAAGAAGCTGGAATAAAAAATCTTTCTGAATTTAGAAACAACAATGGATAAGATCCAGAACCTGCACGACTTAGAGTATTATGGTAATATTCAACTGTGTTGTAGTTTAGTTCAAAAGTGGATTAAATTAAAACCAGAGAACGTAGAATTGCAAGAGCTAGGAAA